GGAGGCGTGCCGCGACTTCCGGTGCTCGACCTGCCCGGTATCAAAATTCTGTCCCGGCGAGCATATGAAACAGGCCGACGGTTATTACAAGGTCCAGGACTTCGCTCAGAAGTTGACCGAACTGAACCTCCTCACGCTCCAGGTCGAGTGGTTCTGCGAGAAGATCGGGCGCTCGGACCTCGTCTATGGCGACCAATACGACGAGGCTATTCATTCCCCATCGAACCTCCCCTACTTCTCCCCCGCCCGGCCGGTCTATCTTTCGATCGACTGGGGCGGCTCTGTCTTTTCGATCGGCGTCTGGCAAGCGTTCGACATCGGCTGGGTTCGAGTCACGGAACTCTATGAGGTCGGGACAACCAATCAGCGGCTGATCGAGAAGGCTCGAAGTCAGCCCTGGTGGTCCAACATCAAGGCCGCCGTCGCCGACCCGGCCCGCGACGACCTGATCCGCGAATGGCGCGATGCCGGCATCCCGATCATCCCGGCGAAGAACGCCGTCGTCCCGGGGATCGAGGCGACCCGGAACGCGCTCCGGCCCGTCGTCGGCCAACCGAAATTCTATGTCAACCCGATCTGTAAGGATTGGCGGCGCGAAGTGATGGGCTATCGGGAGAAGAACGGTCTGCCGGTCAAGGATAAAGATCATGCGATGGACGAGACGCGGTATTTCGTGATGTGGGTCATCGCGGCGAAGCCTCTCCGAAAGGGCCGAGTGTTCGGCAAGACGGCCCCGGCCGTTCCACCCCCAGAGTTGAAGAAAGAGATTGCGCCCGTCGAGATTCCGGCGCAGGATGAAGTGAGGCCCGCGGCCCCGGCTCCTGCGCCGGCCCTGATCGAACCGAAAGGAGGATTCCATGTCCAGAGAAAAGGCAAAGTCTTCGGTCGATACTGAGGCCCGCAAGGGCCGGGTCTATCGCTACGTCGCGACTTCGAAGGGCCTCGTCCCGTGGGCTGAACTTCAGCGAGCCGAGATCCGGAAGGTCGAGAAGGAAACGAAGGCCAAGTCCCAGCAACTCAAGGCCGAGCAGGACTACATGGCCGACAAGGGCCTCGTCCCCTTGCCGTTCAACTACGCGGGCCTTCTGACGCTGATGGACAACTGTTCCTACTTCGACGCCTGCTGTCGGCAGATCGCCCGCGACGTCACCGGCCAGGGTTGGACGATCGACCTTCAGGAGGACGCGACGGAGGACGCGGCGAAGCAGAAGGCGATCAAAGATTTCCTCTCCGACCCCAACACGGCCGAGGACGCGATCGACGACATCATGGAACGCCTGATCATCGACTGGGGCCTGATCGGGATGTTCTGTCTCGAGGTCGTCCGTGATCGAGGGGCGGCACTGATCGACCCCAATTTCCGGCCCGGGGAAGGCGAGGCGGCGGTCCCGGTTCCGGTGCCGGCCGGCGAAGGACTCGTCAACGGCCTCTATCACGTTCCGGCCCAAACGATCCGGGCCCATAAAGACGGCAACAAGTTCTGCCAGATCCAGGGCGCTCGCTACGTCTGGTTCAGGCGGTTCGGATACGAGAAAGAAGTCGACGCCAACACGGGCGCCGAGTTTGAGACGCGGGACCTGGGCGCCGTCGGGGGAAAGGTGTTCATCCCGGCCAACGAGTTGATCGTCTACGTGAATTATTATCCCCAGAGCGCCTACTACGGCGCGCCCCAGATCCTCCCGGCCGTCGGAGCGGTCAAAGCCCTGATCGGGATCAGGGATTACAACCTTTCGTTCTTCGAGAATTACGGCGTCCCCGCGGCCATCGTCACCGTCGAAGGCGAGTGGGACGAAGAGGCGGTCAAGCAAATCTCCGACTTCATCGACGTCGAGATCAAGGGATCGAACAACGCTCATAAAACGATCGTCGTCAACCCGCCCGAAGGCGGGAAGATCGAATGGAAGCCTCTGGTGATCGAGGTCAAGGAAGGCTCGTTCAAGTTGTATTTCAAACAACTTCGGGACGAGGTCCTGGTCTGCTACCGGATGCCGCCCTATCGGATCGGCATCGAGGAGACGGGCGCCCTGGGCGGCAACGTGGCGAGCGAGGCGACGAGGATTTACATCGACTCGACGATCAATCCGCTCAAGCGGATCCTCGACCATATCCTCACCGAGAAGATCATCCACGACGGGCTCTCTTGCGATACCTATGAGTTCTCGCTCAACGACCTGGACATTCGGGACACTCAGGCGATCACGACGCGCGGCGTCCAATTGTTCGGGATCGGCGGGATTAGCCGGAACGAACTCCGCGCGGAGCTGGGGATGGAGTTGATCGAGGCCAAGAAGGATCCGACCGCCGACGCCTACTACATCTCGGCCTCTTACAAAGAGATCGGGGCTGAGGAGAGCGCGGCCGGGGCGACGGCCCAGGCGGTCGCGATGGAAGGCGCGTTCAAGGCGATGAAGGACGATATCGCCGAAGCCCTCAAGACGGCGGAGAAGCGGCGAGTGCAACGCCCCCGTGGGGATATGGGGGCCGAGGACTGATTGGCGATCCTAGGCGAAGAAAACGCCTAATGAACCGCATATCTTACCGAGGAGATGCCCGATGCCTTTGACTTTGACGCTGAAAGAGGCCGGTCTGACGCTTTTGGTTGACGACGAATACTCGATCGAGCGGATGGCCGGGCTGATGAGAAAGGACCGGACCGTGGTCCTCGCCACGGTGACGGGAAAGAAGTGCGTCGTCCGGACCCGCGACATCACGTTCGTCCGCGAGATCACGCCCGACGAGGTCGAGGAGAACAAGAAGCAGGTCCAGGCCCAACTGGAAAAGGAGCGGCGATTCACGCCGGCCCCGAAACTCTCGGTCCCTCACGGCTTCAAGAACTGAAGGGAGACGCGACCCCGCCGCCGCCATGTCCGACACCGACAAGGCCTTAGAGTCCGCGGCCGCCGAGATGATGAAGAGCGTCGGCCGATCCTTCGCCCGGTTCCAGGAGGCCGTCGCTCCGCTCTGGAAGAAGGCCGCGGTCAAGGATCACAAGTCCGTTATTCGGGCCAAGCGGGAGTCGATGCGTCAGGCCGCCGCCGAATGGCTCAAGGTCGTCCGAGCCGCCGTCGATCCCTCGCGCCTCAAGGCCGGGGAGCCGGACGCCGCGGTCGAGGCTCTGGCCGACTGGATGGCGATCGAAGAGGAGGGCCGGAAGATATACGGCCGCGTCGTCCTCGAGATCATCCAGGCGGCCGGACTCACTCTCTCGGCCCGTCAGCGGGCGGCGGTCCTCAAAAAGGGCCGAACGGATCCGATCGGGCAGGCGGCGGTCAAGTGGGCCCGGAAGAACACGGCCCGACTGGTCACCCGGGTCACGGCTTCGACGAAGGCCGGCATCCGAAGCCTCATCGCCTCGGGGATCGCCTCGGGCCGACCGATCGACGAGACGGCGAAACTCCTTCGGGGCGCCGTCGGGCTGACCGACCTTCAGTCCAAAGCGGCCCTCAACGTCTACGAGCGGGCGATCGAGGCCGGCTTCGACGACGCGGATGCGATGAGCGAAATGGATCGCTACTCCAATCGGGCCTTGCGATACCGGGAGGAGTTGATCGCCACGACCGAGACGGCGGCGGCATCGTCCGAGGGCCTTCTTTCGGCCTACGAGGAGAACGGGATCGAGTCGGCCGAATGGGCCGCCGACCTGGGGCCGGGGTGCTGTGAGATTTGCACGGAACTCGATGGCCAGGTCTTTCCCCTTGAGGATGCCTCGGGGATGCTCCCCGCTCATCCCGGATGTGAATGTGCCTGGGTCTATTCGAGCGGGCCAGGAAGGAATTCGGAATGACCAGTCAACCCTTCACCGGATTCATCCGGACGAAGCGGATCGACCCGGCCCTTATCATGGAGACCCGCCGCTGTCCGAAATGCGGCTCGGCGATGTTCGTCAAAGAGGCGTGCTGTGCCTGGCCGAAAGCGGGCTGGCGCCGCGTCCTCCGGTGTATCAAATCGGGTTGCTCTTACGCCGAAGGCTATGAGCGGATCGGCGAGGGCGAGGAGAAGTGAACGCCATGAGAATTGAATCCCTGACGGCCGCCATGATCAAGCCTCTCTCGAACGCGGAGGTCACGGACCTGCGCGCCCGATTCCTTCGCCTCTACGATCACTACTACCATGACCCGCAGTTCGTCGAGAAGAAAAACCCGCTCCTCTCGACCCTGAGCCGCCGGACGTTCATCGAGAAGTATGTCCTCCTCCGCAAGGAGTTGAAGCGGCGGGCGCTTTGCCTCTACTCGAACAAGGCGCTCGACGGCGAAGTGAACGAGCGGTTGGCAAAGGCGGCGGTCGTCGGGATCGACGTTCCGGAGTTGGGGGACATTGTCCTCGCGTCCGACTACGTGGTCCTGACCGGCCCGTTCCTCCGAAGCCCCAAGTCGGCCGAACAGGTCGATCTCGTCATCGCCGGCCCCGGCCGGGACGAGGCGACAGAGTTGCGGGTCGGCGTGGCGGTCAAGGACGTCCTCGGAAAGCAGGTGGCTTTCGCTTACCGGGCCGACGGGCAGGGAGAGGTCGGGACGCATATCCCGCTGTTCGACCTCGTCCTCCGGGCCAAGAGCGAGACGGTCCGGGTCGAGGGGCTGGGCCAGAAGAAGGTTGCCAAAAAACTCTCGGCCGACGACGCGGCCGACTTCGAGAAGGAGAGCGAGGCGATCCGCGTCAACCGGACGACGGCGGCCGCGCAGAAGCCCCACAAGTTCCGGGCGGCCAAGTGGACACACCCGAACGGTCACCCGCGATGCCTCCTCTGCGGCGACGAGGAGAGGACCGGTAATATTTGCGCCGGCGCGAAGGCTGAGAAGGCCGCCGGGCCGACGGAGATCAAGAAGCCCGAGGTGACGGAAACGCTCGTCCGAATCCCGGTCCGGGGCAAGGTCGAGGGCCACGAGATCCGGACGATCCCGATCTCCGAGAAGGACGGGATCAGCGCCCTCGAGGACGTGACGGACAAGGCGATCGTGACGTATCTTTTCGACAAGGAAAAATGGACGATGGCCGCGGCCCACGCCTGGATCGAGGAACACGGCGGGAAAGCGGCCGGGGCGACGACGGCCCGGTTCATCGAGTTCGTCAAGGTCGACAAGGCCCAGCAACTCGTCGGCGGGATCGTCTACGAGCCGGACGTCGTGGACACCCAGGGCGACTTCGCCACGGCCGAGGACATCCAGAAGGCGATGTATCGGTTCATGGAAAAGTATTCGACCCAAACGGCCCGGATCAAAGTGATGCACGAAGGCGAGTCCCACACGTTCCCGATCATCGAGTGCGTCCAGCCCGAAGAGGACATCGTCAAGGGCGGGAAGGTGGTGAAGAAAGGCTCCTGGTGGATCATGGTCAAGATCACCCACGACGCGGTCTGGAAGGCGATCGACGAGGGCCGCCTCAACGGCTTCTCGATGGGCGGCCGCGCCCGGGGCCGCGAGGCCCTGGCCCCGACCCCTTGACAAGGACGTTTAGCGTGGTATAATTTCGTCAATCCCGGGCCTCTCAATTCCGGCACGATCCGGTAGACGGAGGGCGGCTGAAGGCGGATCCACCTAGCCGCACCGGGGGGAAAGAAAAAGGCCCCGGGGCCGTCGTCAGATAGGCGAGATTCGGCGATCCGCTCGCCGTGGCCGAGCGATCCCACCTTACCCCTTCCCCCTCTACTCGGGCAGGGCGATCGCCGATCCTAGGCGATCTTCGGGTCGAAGATAATCCTTGACAACCCGCGAGGCGTGGCGTATCTTCCCAGGCGAACCGGGCTTTCCGGTTGAGGTCGAAGGTCGGCCGATCCGCAACGGATCAACGCGACGCTTCGAAGTTCAAGCCGCGCGACCGCTGGCCTTGGATGCCTC